ATTTAGGAGTTTGTCATTATGGCTGATATTAGCCGTTCCGATGCTGCCGCCTTGATTCAGGAGGCGTACAGCAACGATTTCCTGACCTATGCAACCGAGTCCTCGGCTGTTCTGTCGGTGTTCCCGACCCGCAACATGGGCACCAAAAATGTTCGTCTGCCTGTCCTGTCGACTCTGCCCCATGCTAAGTGGGTTGGCGAATCGTCTTCCGCTTCCGAGGGTGTCAAGCCGACCGATAAGGCGACTTGGGGCAACAAGGAACTGATCGCTGAAGAGTTGGCGGTCATCATCCCCGTTCACGAGAACGTGTTGGCTGACGCCACCGAGGATGTTCTTGGCGAGCTGACGAAGCTTGGTGGGCAGGCTATCGGTCGTGCCCTCGATGCTGCTGTGGTGTTCGGTATCAATAAGCCGACGACCTGGACCTCGAATGATCTGTTTGCGTCTGCTGTCGATGCCGGCCAGACCTTTGCGGTTGGTTCTTCGGTCGACGGTGATGATCTGTCGGGTTCGATCTTGCAGGCTGCTGAGGCTGTCGCGGTTCATTATGATCCGACTACGATTCTGTCGCCTTCGGGTATGCGGTTCCGTCTCGCTAATCAGCGGAACATCAACGGCACCCCCATCTATGTTCCTTCGCTGCAGGGCACTCCTGTTGCGGATGGCACTGTGCATGGTCTGTCGGCTGGCTGGATTTCGGGGACCGTCACGAATGGTTCGACCGGCGACCTGCCTGTGTGGGACCGCGACGACGCTGAGGCGATCGTTGTTGACCGTAGCCGTGTGGTTATCGGTGTGCGCCAGGACATCACTGTGAAGTTCCTCGATCAGGCGACTGTTGGTGGAATCAACTTGGCTGAGCGTGACATGGTTGCTCTCCGCTTCGTTGCCCGTTACGCATATGTGTTGGGTGACAACAAGGCGACGGGTAAGGCTACCGCCGATAACAGCCCGGTTGCTGCTGTCATTCCTGCCGGTAGCTGAGGTGGTGGGGGGTGGCTTTAGCAACTAATTCTGATATTGAGTCTCGGCTGGGTCGCCCCCTGACCGATGCCGAGTTGGAGCGTTCGCAGGGTTTGTTGGATGAGGCTTCCGCTCTCGTTGAGGGGTATTGCGGGCAGTCTTTTGTGGTGACGGCTCCGTTGGAGGTTCCTTCGGCTGTGGTGTTGGTGGTGTCGAAGCTCGCTGCTCGCGGTTTGACTGCGGGTGCTGAGCAGCCTGATGTGACGACGAGTCAGTACACGGCGGGCCCGTTTCAGTTTTCGCAAAACTTTGCTGGTGATGGTTCGCGGATGTGGATTGGTTCTGCTGAGCGGATGATGTTGAGGCCTTTCCGGATTGCGATGCGTTCGATTCCTATGGTGTCGGACCGTGGGGGTTGGGTTGAGGAGGATTTCCTCTGATGGCTTTCATCCCAACACTGTTCATTGCCGGGTTGGAAAAGTATTCGGAGTCAGGTAAGGACGCGCACGGTAATCCTGTGCCGTCTTGGTCTGAGGTTCCGGAGGAGCATCCTGTGTGTGGTTGGTCGGTTCCGTCTTCGGATGAGCCGAAGTTGGCTGGTCATGATCGTGTGGTGGTGGATGTTGAGTTGTTTGCGCCCACAGAGTTTCCTGCCGGCCCGCATGATCGGGTGATTCTCAACGCTGAGGTGTTTGAGGTGATTGGTCATGCTGAGGATTACACGCATGGTCCTTGGTGGGATCCGGGTGTTGTTGTGTGGAATCTGCAACGGGTGGAGGGCTAAATGTCAGTCATTGTTGATGTCGCCCTTTCTGATCCGGAAGGTAACCCTGGTTCGTCCTTGACGTATAAGGAAGGGGCTGGGTTCAACTTCCACAACTCTGGCGGCCTGGTGGTGTTGAACGTTCACGGCGATCCGTTGGCTGCGTTTGGTGCTGGTGTGTGGTTGATGGCTGAGGTGAAGTGATGCCTAAGGCAATCTTGAAGTGGAATCCGAATTCTTTGTACGAGATTCGGTCTTCTGCTGCGGGTTTGATCGATCAGCATCTGTCGAACATCTGCGACCGCGCTAATGCGATGACTTCAGGCACGTTCGAGTGGGAGTCTCACCAGGGCGCTAGGGCTCCTCAAGGTCGCCGGCGGGGAACCGTCTACCCAGTGGACTTCCGTGCCCGACGAGACAATGCCACAGACAACATCCTCGTCAAGGCACTTGGTGGTGGCTGATGGACATACCTAAGTCTGCTGTCGGTGCTGCTATCGCGATCCTGCAACCCACGAACGCTAACCCTGCAACGAAAGCCCCGAAACTGTTTACGTCCCCGTTTATTCGGGTGTCTCGTGCTGGTGGGGGTATGCAAAACATGGTCACTGATGGGGCAACCCTGTTGGTGGAGTGTTACGCACCTGACGGTGTGGCTGCGGAAACTCTCGCTAACCATGCCCGCGCACTGCTGACGGACTCCCGTAGCAATGTGTTTGCGGGGGCATTTATCCGTTGGTGGGAAGAAACGTCCGGTCCGGTTGACTTTCCTGATCCTGGCACTGAGTGGTCGAGGTACCAATTTTTGGGCCGCCTCGATGTCGCTACTCAATAACTAGTTCTTAAAAAGCAACACCCTGCACTTTTGTGTGGGGTGTTTTGTCATGCCTGAAAGAGGTAAGCCAGTTATGGCTAATTCAGATAATGTTTTCATTGCTAACCCGAGGGTGGCCGGCACATTCTATCGTGCAGTCAAAGGTACCACCCTCCCGACTGAAGCTCTCGGCACACTTGATGCGGGGTTCAAAGACCACGGGTATGTGTCGGAGGATGGCTACACCTACAGCATCAACCGTGAGGTCACCGACCACAAAGCGTTTGGTGGTGACACCGTTGCGTCGTCGCAGGATGACTACAACGAAGAACTCACTGTCGGCCTGATCGAATCGTTGAACGCCGAGGTTTTGAGGACCACGTTTGGTGAAGCGAATGTTGCGGTTGCTGGTGATTCGATCACTGTTACCCGTAACAAGAGTGTTCTCCCGCGTTCGGTGTTTGTTGTTGACGTGGTTGGTAAGGATGGGGCGGATCGTCGTCTGGTTCTGCCTAACGCGCAGGTTGTTTCTGTTGGTGAGATCACGATGGTTCATACCGGGTTGATTACTTACAGTTTGACGATTAAGCCGTACCCGGATGCGAGTGGTAACACCAGCTACGAGTACATCGAGCTGGATTCTGCCGGTTCGTAGTTTGTTCTGATTGTCTGCCCCCAGTTTTGGTTGGTGGGCCTGCCTTTTCTGGGGGCAGGCTTGTTAGGCCCTTCAACCTCTCAAACTTTTGGAAGGCCCACATGTTTGTTGTACCTAAGTCTGAAGGCTCCAAGAAGGAAAACCGTTTCACGTTCAAGTTGTCGGAGCGCGGTAAAACCCATTCGGTGCCGTTCCTGCAATACATTGGCGGTGAGGCGGCAGAGTACATCGAGTCTCTAGCAGTTAAGCCGGTGTCCGAGGCGACTATGCTGCGGAACCTGATTCGCATTGAATGCCCGGAAGCGTTCGATGAGATTCGTAAGTTGGCGAATGATCAGGTTGCGGCTTTGTCTGTTGCTTGGGCGGAAGAGTCGGAGGCTTCGGCGGGGGAATCGCAAGCCTCAGAAGGCTCCTAAGAGACTATCCTGAGGCTGTCGAATACGACTTGCTGACTCACCAGTTTCGCTCTAAGAACGGCTCGTGGACACCCGTGCAGGGTGGTTGCGTGTTGGATTGGCATGAGGCGTGGGTGTTGGCGTCTGGGTTTGCTAAAGACCCGAAGTGTCGTCTGTTCCGTGAGATGGATCCGGATTGGGAGTGGCATTCGGTGCCCGCATTTTTGGCGTCTTACACGTTGCAGGCTGTGCAGTCGGGGAACTGGCAGCGCAGCGGCGGTAAGGGTGAGCGTCCGAAACTTTTCACTCCGCAGTTGTTGCGTGGTGACGATGAGATGGATCCGAATAACACGACTAAAACTGGTGTTGTTGCTGGTCGCCGTAAGGCTGCTGGTGTGGAGATTACTGGTGGTGGTGCGGAGGGTTTGGCTGCTGCGGCTGATGAGTTGGCTGCGAGGCGTCGGAGAAAGACCGGCTAGCTTTCGATGAAATTGTCATTTGACGGAGTATCGCTCCACCAATAATCAAAATCAGTCCGAGTATGGCTAGCGGGAAACTCAGGGCTGTGTCGTCTTTGTTGGCGGCTATGAACATCACAACGATCAGGACCACTCCCGCGAATATTAGCAGTGGTCCTAGTACGCCGCCGTTGCCCTTATTGGGGTTGTCTTCTTTTCGTCGTTTCGCTGCAACTTTGAGCGCGGCTGTAAAGGCATTCATTTAGGCGTCCCTTCCGACTGTGAACAAGCATCGTAATTCTGCTTACTCGTCGGCGCAATAGTAGCAGTCATTTCTATCCCGTGGGGGGAACGTTTACATGGCCGTTGAGCTTGCACAGGCGTACATAAGCCTGTCAGTTTCCACCAAGGGTGTGCCTGGTCAAGTCCAGGCTGCACTGAACCAGGGCGCGGCCGGCGCAGAGAAGGTCGGCAAGGACGCAGGCGGGAAACTTGCCTCCGGTATCGGCGCAGCCCTCAAGACTGGCGGTGCTGCTGCTGCCGCCGCAGGTGTCGCAGGGGTGGGCTACGCCCTTACCAAGGGATTTGAACGTCTCAGCGCAATCGACAACGCCCAAGGAAAACTCACAGGTCTCGGACACTCCACGCAGGGTGTCGCGAAGATCATAGAGTCCGCTCTAGCTGCGGTTAAGGGTACTGCCTACGGGTTGGGGGATGCGGCAACAATCGCCGCGTCCGCTGTCGCTGCCGGTGTTAAACCGGGCAAGGATCTTACGAAGTACCTGTCCCTGACGGCGGATGCTGCTGCTATCGCGGGCACCGACCTGGGCGAGATGGGTTCGATCATGAATGGGGTCCGCTCGTCGGGCTCTGCGATGACGGACACCTTGAACCAGCTCTCTGACCGTGGTGTCCCAATCTTCCAGTGGTTGCAGGAAGAGGTTGGTCTCACCGGGGCTGATTTCGAAAAGTTCGTCACGGACGGCAAGGTTTCGGCTGAGATCTTCGAGTCCGCGATTTCGAAGCATATTGGTGGTGCCGCCCAGTCTGCCGGCAAGACGGTCAGTGGCTCGTTCGACAACATGAAGGCCGCCCTAGGTCGTTTGGGTGCTGCCGCGTTGGCCCCGGCGTTTGCGCGTCTGCCTGCCACGTTCGGTGATTTGACCGCTCGTATCGATGAGGTCACCCCGAAGATCAAAGAACTCGCTACTGCGTTTGACACGCGGGTGTTTACGGAGTTTGTTCCGAAGGCGCAGAAGGCTATCGGTGATCTTCGTGCAGAGTTGTCGAACAACGATCTTGTTCAGGATTCGTGGTCGCGGATCAAGGATGTGTTCTTCACTCTCGCTGATACTGCTCGTGCTGCTGGTCCTCCTATTGTGCAGATTGCGCAGTCGTTGGCTACCGCGTCGGGTGCGTTGGGTGTGTCGACGTGGCAAATATTTTTGGCTGCCCTTGAGGCTGCTGCGGGTGTCCTGTCGGCGATAGTCCCGATCCTCAATGTTGTTGCCGGTCTGATGGAAAACAATCAGGCGGCTGTCACTGCCCTTATTGGGGCGTTCTTGTTGTTCCGGACGATTCCGATGCTTTTGGGTCGGGTTACTGCTGCCACTGCTCCGATGGGGCGGGGTATCGCGGCTGCTGGTACGCAACTGCGTCAGGCTGCTGTGTCGATGACCGCTGTTACGACGGCGAGTGGCGCAATGGTTCGCGGCCTGGCGGGTACGTCGATGGCGGCGGGCCGGTTCGGGTCTGCTATCGCGCAGATCGGTCGGTCTGTGCCTGTTGTGGCTCAGATGCAGAGTGCGTTTGTTACTGCTGCGACTCAGGCGAACAGGTTTGGTCGTTCTGCTGGCACTGTTTCCGCTGCGATGGCTGGAATGTCTGCTGCCGGTAGGGGTGTTGTTAACGCTCTCGGTGGTGGCGCAAACGTTGCGATGATGGCTGGTGTTGCCGCCATTGCTTTGTTCGCGTCTTCGTCGCAGGCGGCTAAGAGTTCGCAGATGGCTTACGAGAAGGCTATTGCTAATACGGAGAAGTCGCAAACGTCGTTGAATGAGGCGTTGGTTAAGTCGCGTGGTGCGATGGATGACCAGGCGATCGACGCTTTGACTAGCCGCGTCCAGGCTGTCGGCGACGAGTTTGAGGCTGTTGAGGGTAAACGTCAGTCGTTTATGAACGCGTTGGGGGATACCTCGACGTGGAAGCAGGCGTTTACGCTCGGGTTTGCTGAT